CGTTGAAAGAATTAACAGCGTTGATTACGTAACTGCTGATCAGTTCCAGGCTGGAATGCAGCAGGCTGCAACGCAAGGTGCTAAACAAGGTGAACAGCAAACACTGAAGCGGTTACAGATGAGTGGTAGTGCTCGCAGGAGGATTGGAATATGAGCGAAGAAATTAAAGGAAGCCGATACGCCCTAGGCCATGCGGTAAGGATTAAAGCAATTGACGACTCTGGGTTAAGCATTCAGTTTAAATTCCAGAACTTTTTCATCAATAAAGACATGACCTTTGACGGCAACCAATATACATTTGTGCCGTTTGGTTTTTCTGGGGTTACTGTAAATCGCACAGGAGACGGCTTAGAAGCGACTTTGGTTTTCCCAAATAATGATCTGACGCGCGGCTGGGCAGTTACCTCCATTAAGGAGCATTATGTCATGGAAGTGGATGTTTTGATTGTCGATTCAGATTCAGAGATTGGTTCTCATGATCGCGTGCATACTTATGTTGGCCAAGTGGTTGGTGGTGATTGGGACAACGTTTCTTTGAATTTACTGCTTAGTTCAGTTTTAGACGCCGTTGGAACAGATGTTCCAAGACGATCCTTGACGCGGAAGCTAGTCGGCAATCTGCCTGCATCTAGCAATGTACGACTGCAGTGATCTAATTGGAATGCCGTATCGGCTTGGTGCTGACGGCAGTGATGGTCATATTGATTGCATACACCTCTGCTATCAAGCCCTGGAGCGTATGGGCATTGATGCACCACCATTCAAGCAAAGCTGGTATCAGGCAAGCAAATGGGAAGTATGCCGGGATCTGATGCGGTGGGGTTTGCGGGTTGAAAAACCTACTTATGATGGGGACATTCTGCTGCTACCGGAAAGATCTTGGACTTTCGCAGTGACATGG